TGCTGGATCGAAGCGATCGGCCGCCTCCGTCAGCAGGTCGTTGATGTGGCTCTGCAGGATGGTCTGCAGCAGATGCGGGTCGACGCTGATCTCGGCAGCGATCAGGCCGGAGACGCGGGCGGGCCAGTTCAGCAGCGCGTCGCGCATCGTGCTGCCGATCTCGTCGAGCGCGGCGTTGGCCTCAGTGACATCGAGCAGGCGGCGCTTGGTCTCATCCAGCGAAAGGCGCTGCGCCTCCACCTTCAGGGCGAGCTGCGCGACCTTCAGTCGGGCGAAGGGCGTGCCCTCCGCGCCGGCGCCGCTGGCCAGGGGTGAGCGGGCGGGATCGGCGGTTTCGGTCAGGCGGCGGCGGGTCTTGTCGATGTCCCACTGGCCGTCTGGTTCGCGGGCGATGCGGCCCGAGCGTTCGGCCTTGTGGATGGCGGTGTCGCTGACGCCGAGGCGCCGCGCGGCCTCGCGCGTGGAGGCGGTCATTTCCGGCATGGCGGCGACCTCCCGCCGCGCGTGATGGCGATGCCGGCCTTGTCAGAGGGGACGAAGGGCGCGCTGGCGGGCGGCTTCAAATGCGATGATGGCAGCGGGCCAATCCAGCGTGGCGCCGTCGCCGAGCATCTGCACCGGTGCGAGGACCACGCGGCGGCGCGACCAGTAGTTCCCGTCCAGCGTCGCAAGCCAGCCGGCCAGCCCCTGCGCTACAAGCGCCGCGGCGGCGGCTTCGACCTCGGCCTCGCTGGGCGGCGCGGCGCGGCCCATCGTCACGTGCCGGCCATCCTGCGCCAGGATGATCCAGCGTCGCTCGGAGGGCATCAACCCTCCTCCTTCTCTGTCTGGCAGGTCGCGTAGTCCACCGTGGCGAAGATCCCACGCCCGTCACTGGCGGTGCAGACCTGGATTGTCGCGCGGCCCACGCTGTCTTTGCTGCGCGGTGCGGTGGCGAGAAGCTGCTGCCAGGCGGCGCTGTCCTGCGGGCCTTCGGCGGTCAGGTGCGGGAGGATGGTGGTGCTCATCGTCGTCTCCGTCTGGCGGGGCGGGATGCCTTGCGCGTGACGGACGATTCGCGCTGTGTCGGAGCGCAGCCAAGTGGAATGATCGATGTTCGCTGCAGGTTTTCGATGGTCGCTGCAATGCCCGATGTGCATCATGGCGCGACGAGCAAAGGACGACGGACATGCCACAGCGGAGCGCACCGAAAGACATCGAGAAGATGATCTACGAGACGGCCAAAGCGCTGGCTCTGGCGGGGAATGGTGTCGGCACACCGCGTGTCGTGAAACTGTACATCGATGATGCGCGCGAGGTGCTGCGGGGCGTTGCCAACGCTGCGAAGCGTCAAGGATGGACAGTGGATGAAATGGTGCTCGCCCTCGATCCCCCGAAGCCAAAATTGAAGCCCGGAGAACGGCATCAGGGCCCGCCGCTTGCCAGCAGCGAGCCCTGACCAATCCCGCCCAGGCTCAGCCTGCCAAAGCGTAGATGGTGTAGGAGCCTTTGGCGCCCGTCTTGTTGGGGCCAACCTGGCGAATGCGATCCCGAACCTCGACCGTGTGGCCCTTCTTCTTCAGCCCCGCCATGAAGCCGCGCACCGTGTTGCTGTTCCAGCCGGTGGCCTCGGCGATCTGCGCGACTGTCGCACCCTCGGGCCGGCGCAGCATCGCCAGCACCTGCTCCTGCTTCGTGCCCTCGCGCGGCTTGCGCGGCGCGCTGGCGTCCCGCGGTGCGCGCGTGGGCTTGCCGGCAAGCAGGCTGCGCAATGCCGCCATCGGCGCGTCCAGCGCGCCGATCAGGTCGCCATCATGCGTCCCGAAGCGGGCAGCCTGATCGTCCCAGGCGGCGAGGATGGCCGCGGCGGTGTCGCGCAGGCTGGTGCGCGCCGTGGTGGTCCGCGCCGCGAGGGCCTGGTCGAGCATGGCGATTTCCTCCGTCAGGGGCGCGGCCTGGGCGGGCTCGGCGGCGGGCGCGGGGCTTTCCCCCGGCGTGGTGCCGGCCGCCACCGTGGGCGCCGTGTCGGCCACGCTGCCCTCGATGCCGGAGCAGTCGGGCTCGCCGGCCTCCGCGTCGCCCTCGTTCGGGTCGATGCCGATGGCGCGAAGCCCCTCGTCGGTGATGCGCGCCACGATCCAGGTCCCATCCTCGTCCTGGCGCCAGCCCAGCCCGACATGCTCCCGCGGGGCGTTGATCTCGGTGAGCAGGTTGTTCTTGATGAGGCTGCGGAAGACCGCGTTGCGGGCCGCGGCGGGTAGGGTCTTCGGCGCGCGGGCGAGGCCCATCTCGTGCTGCGCGGCGGCGCTGAGGATCACGCGCTGGGTATCGGAAAGCTTGGTCATCGTGGTGGTCTCCGGTTCCGGGTGCCGGTCATCGGCCCCTACTGCCGGGAGCCCCGCCGGCGCTGCCGGTCGGGGCGGTGCGGAAGTGGCCCGCGTCAGCAGGCGTATTCACCGCGGCGGAAATGCTGGTCCGCGATGTCCTTCAGCTTCGCGGTGGCATCCGAAAGCCAGGCTGCTTCACCCCAGAGCACCGTCTCGGGGTCAGCGCCGAAATGGTCTGCGCTGGCCTGGGTGAGCTCCGCGAGGAGGGCGTCGAATTCGGCCTTCTTCGCGAGGAAGGCCGCCAGGCTGTTTTCCTGGTTGCGGGCGGCGCGGGCTTCGCGGTCGGTCATGGTCGTCTCCGTCGTGGTGCAGGGCGGGGCGCTCTGCGTGTGACGGACCATTCGCGCTGTGACGCGCACGAGCCAAGCAAGATGCAGCGTTATCTTGTTGCTATAATTGGGCTTTCTCGATCATCAATCGCGCCGCTGCGACATCGGCAAAGATGCGATCCTCGCCCTCCAGCACCGCGGCTTCGCCAGTCGTCTCCTGCCAGCGCCGCACGATCACGTCGGCATAGGCGGGATCGATCTCCAGCAGCACAGCGCGGCGCCCCGTGCGCTCCGCCGCGATCATCGTCGTGCCCGACCCGCCGAAGCAATCCAGCACCGTGTCGCGCGGCTTGCTGCTGTTGCGGATGGCGCGCTCGACCAGTGCCACCGGCTTCATGGTGGGGTGCAGATCGTTGCGCGCCGGCTTGTCGAAATGCCAGACGTTCCCCTGGTCGCGCGCCCCGCACCAATAGTGATGGCTGCCCTGGCGCCAGCCGTAGAGCATCGCCTCGAACTGCTGGTGGTAGTCGGCACGGCCGAGGGCAAAGGTGTTCTTTGCCCAGATGATGGTGCTGGACCATTTGCCGCCGGCCTCCTGCCAGACGCGATGCAGCGTGGGCCATTCGGAGGAGGACATGCAGACGTAGCAGGCGCCCTTGGTGACCGAGAGCAGATTGGCCAGCGCGGGACGGAGGAACTCGGGAAAGCCACCGCCGAGCGCGTCGTTGGCGATGGTCATCTTGGCGGCGGTGCCGCCCTCGTAGGCCACGTTATAGGGCGGATCGACGAAGCCCATGTCGGCCAAGTGGCCTGCGCCGAGGGCGCGCTGGACGTCGATCAGCTTCGTCGCGTCGCCGCAGAGCAGCCGGTGCTCGCCGCAGCGCCACAGATCACCGGTCCGGCTGACGGGCACCGCGGGCGGTGGCGGCGCATCGTCGGCATCATCGCCGAGACCAGCATCGGCAGCTGCTAGCAGCCGGTCGAGCTCCATCCCGGAGAAGCCGAGCACCTCGAGGTCGACCACCGCCTCGTCGCGGATGCGGGCAATCTCGGCGGCCAGCAGCGCTTCGTCCCAGCCCGAGTTCAGCGCGATCTGATTGTCGGCCAAGCGCAGGGCGCGCGCCTGCGCCGGGGAGAGATGACCGAGCCGCAGCACCGGCACGGAGGCGAGCCCGAGCTGTTTCGCCGCCATGACGCGGCCATGGCCGGCGATCAGCACGCCTTCGGCGTCGACCAGCACCGGGTTTACAAAGCCGAACTCGGCGATGGACGCCGCGATCTGTGCCACCTGCGACGGCGAATGCGTGCGGGCGTTCTCGGCATAGGGGACGAGCCCAGCCACCGGCAGCGACGAGACGACGAGATCAGGCTGCATTGGCGGTGATCTCCATCCGCACCGCGGCAATGGCGTCGTAATCGCGCCCATCTTCGGCGAGGGTCACCGGCAGCTCGGGATGGAGCATCCGCCAGCGGGCGATGGCCAGGTCGACATAGGCAGGCGCCAGCTCGATCGCGCGCAAAGCCCGTCCGGTTCGCTGACCTGCCAGGATAGTGGTGCCCGAGCCGCCGAACGGTTCGAACACGACCTCGCCCTCGTCGGTGTAGGTGCGCATCAGGAATTCCGGCAGCACGACTGGGAACACCGCGGGGTGCTCCGTCTCGATGCCGCGGCCCTTGTGGCGGGTCAGGCGCAGCACGTTGTCGGGGATCCGGAAGTCCTGCACCGGCAGCCCTGCATGCTGATATTCCGAGATGGTGCCGTCGGCGGCGCGCAGCCCGCTGCCCTTGTTCGGCGTGCCGGCCCATTTGCACGGGACGATCTTGTTCGCCTGGCGCGCCTGCCGATTGAAGTGGAAGACGAACTCGAAAGCCGGCGCGAGGCGCCCGTTCCAGTCGCCGGGCAGGCCGGGTCCCTGGTCCCAGGTGTACAGCCCGAAGCGGCGCCAGCCGCGGGCGCGCATCCAGTCGAGCCAGCCCGACCAATAGGGCTGCCATTCGTTGTCGCGGTGGATCAGGCCGAGGTTCACCAGCACCTGGGCGTCCGGCCGCATGGCCGCGTCGAGATGCTGGAACACGCCCTGCATGAGGGCATCCCAATCGGTGCCGCCGCCGGTCGTGTAGTCGCGCTGGTTGCCGTAGGGCGGGCTGGTGAACAGCAGCGCGGCACGGTCCTCGCCCATCACGCGCGCCACGCTGGCGGAGTCTGTGCTGTCACCGCACAGCAGACGATGCTCGCCGAGCAGCCAGAGATCGCCGGGGCGGGTGACGGCCTGGCGCGGCGGCTCAGGCTCGGCATCGGCGGGGTCGTCCGCCTGCTCCGTCTCAGTGCCCGCCGCGCCAGTGCCATCGCCCCCCTCGGCGGGAACCGCGGACAGAGCCTCGGGCGCGTCGCCGTCGGACACGGCATCTCCAGCCGCCGCGAGGATGTCCGCGAGCTCATCCGCCGAGAAGCCGAGCGCGCCGAGGTCGATGTCCTGCGCCGCCTGCACCGCGGCCAGCGCATCACGCAGCAGCGCTTGGTCCCAGGTGGCATTCTCCGCGATGCGATTGTCGGCGAGGCGCAGCGCCTCCTTCTGCGCGGCGGACAGGTGGCGCAGCACGATCGTCGGCACCTTGGCCATGCCGAGCGCGGACGCAGCTTCCAGCCGCCCGTGGCCGGCGATCAGCACACCGTCCTCGTCCACCAGCAGCGGGTTGGTGAATCCGAAGGCCAGCATGCTGGCCTTGATCTGCTCCAGCTGCGCGGCGCTGTGCACGCGGGCGTTGCCGGCATGCGGGTGCAGCTCCGCCACCGGACGCAGCAGGATCTTCGCCGCCATCCATGGGAGCGTCATCGGGCCATCCGGATTTGGGAGTGGGTGCAAACCATGCGGCCCGCAGGTGCAAACCTGACGCGGTATGGTTTGCGGGTTATCTGGCTGATCGCACGGGGAAAAGGCTGCAAACCGCAACCCTGTTTTATGGCCTGGCGCTAGCGACCTTGCGCGCTTCCGCCCCCCGCATACAGCGGGGCCAGGAAGGACCCTGCGGCTCGAGAGCCGCAGTGGCTGATCAGCGGGTCAGTGGCTCGGGAGCCACTTGGCTGCGGTCGCAATTCAACGACTGTCGAAACACTATCCCTTCTGGTTCCGGTGCCGCAATCCGGTTTCATCGACGCCGCGACTGCGTGGTGGACAATGTCCATACAGACTCGTAGAACCAGCCCCGGAGGCCACCATGCCCACACCCGCCAAGCGCATCACCACCCCAACCCGACGCCCCGCAAAGGCCCAGCCCGCCATCACCGTCGGCGCGATCAACATCCGCGTCCGGCCCGAGGAGCGTGCCCTGATCGACCAAGCCGCCGTGCTCTCGGGGAAGTCGCGCTCCGAGTTCATGCTGGAGGCTGCGCGCCGCGCTGCGACCGACGCCATTCTCGACCGCACGCTGTTCCGCACCCAGCCGGCCGCGTACGCCAAGTTCCAGGCGCTGCTCGACGCGCCGCCCAACCCAAACGGCCGGCTGCGCAAGCTGCTGGAGACCGCGCCACCGTGGGAGTGAGTGCCGGCCGGCTCAGCGCCCCGGCGCCGCTCGACGACACGCACGACCTGGCGATGTTCGATAGCGGCGAGGCCACGCTCGACGACTGGCTGCGGCGGCGTGCGCGGGCGAATCAGGCGGCCGGCGCCTCACGGACCTTCGTGGTTTGCAGCGCTGGCTTCGTGGTGGGCTTCTACTGCCTGGCGGCAGGGGCTGTGGCCGTGACCGCCGCTCCCGGACGTGTAAAGCGGAACATGCCAGACCCGATCCCGATGGCTGTGCTGGGCCGCCTGGCGGTGGACCGCAGCCTGCACGGCCAGGGCATCGGGCGGGCCCTGCTGCGGGATGCGGTCCTGCGCGTGCTGCAGGCCAGCGAGGTGCTGGCGGTGCGCGGGGTGTTGGTGCAGGCCCTGAACGCCGACGCTCAGCGCTACTACCAGGCCTGCGGCTTCACGCCGTCACCGATCGACCCGATGACGCTGATGGCCACAATGACGGACCTGAAGGCCGCCCTGGGCTGAAGCTCACGCGGCACGCTCCCGCGGTTGCAGGCCATAATGGGACGCCAGGACGCCGAGCGCCGTGAGCAGGATGCCCTGCGCCTGGACGTGATGGACCGGACGGCCCGACCACCCCTGCCGCATCGCCCATTCGCGCAGGGAACACTCGAGGCCAAGCACGTGCCACAGGCAGCTTCCGCCGGCGCTGTCCGCGCCACCGAACAGGTCCAGGGCCGCGGCCAACCGACGCCGCGCAACAGCCTGGCGTTCGCTCAGCAGATCGCCTCCGCCACCCTGGATGCGCAGCAGCTGCGTCGTTCGCATGCCGTCCAGCGCCGCGAGGCGGAAGGTCACACGGAACATCGCCCCGGCCTCGTGCATCTGCGGCGTGATGCTGCCATTGGCCAGCATCAGCCCGAGCGTGTCTACGGCACGACGATGGGCGACGGGTGAGCCCGTGTCCGGATCCGCGTCGCGGACCGGCTCGGAGAAGCCGCCGTGTTGGAGACGCCACTTCGAGGGCTTCGCCAGATCATCCTGCTTCGCCTTCGCCGCCTTGGGCTTTCGCTTAACGGCCATGATGGTTCTCCCCGTTGCGACGCCCCCAGCGCCGGTTGGCTTCGTTGGTGATGGCCTGGCGCAGCCAGTCGTCGGTGATCTCGGCGACAGGCAGGGCGGCAACGCCATGGCGATGCCAGGCGGCAGCCCGCATGGCGTTGACCTCGGTGTCGTTCGTCGGGCTACGCGTCCCGCGGTCCAGGCACGAGCGGGGCGGCAGCGGTGCGCCGTGCATGCTCATGCGCGGCCTCCCGTGTGGTCAGTCGCCCAGAGCAGCAGAGCGATCGCATCCGCCTCGTTGTCATCGGCCGGAGCGAAGCCGCGGGCCTGCATGGCGGCGACCATCTTCGCCTTGTCGGCGTTGCCCTTGCCGGTGGCGTAGCGCTTGATCGTGCCGACCGGGACGCCCTCGTAGGGGACGTCGTGCTCCTCGCACCAGGCGGTCAGGGTGCCGAGGAAGCCGCCGTAGATGTGCGCCGCGTCGGTGCCGGCATGGGCGCGGACTTCTTCGAACACGATCCGCGCCACGCCGCCGGACAGGTTGGCGAGCTCGGCCAGCCATCCGCGGAAGCGCAGGAAGCGCATTCCGCCGCCCTCGAACCTGGTCGGCTTGAAGGTCATGGTGCCCGAGGTGATGCCGCCATCCGCGCTGCGCACCGCCCAGCCGGTGGTGGTGCCGAGGTCCAGGGCGAGGACCGCGTGGTGCGCCAGGCTGATCGTGGGCGGGAGGGCGATGGGCGGGCCGCTTGCATGGGCGGCGGGCATGGTGAGAGTCGCGGGTGCCATGGTGGTCTCCGAGAGGGGATGATCTTGGTGAGGGCGGCGACGGCGCGGTTCTTGGCGGAGCTCGCCGTCGCTGCCCGGCTTGGGGTGGATGACCCTGGGGGGGGTGGCCCACGCGCCCAACCCGGTCGCCCGAGGTGTGGTGTGCGCGCGCCGTTGAGGCGCGCACGCACACCCCCCGTAGGGGGGAGGCAAAAAACCGAATCTGCCAAACTGCTCCTAGGCACTGATTTCAAATCAGAAAAAGAAGATTCGGAGCAGTTTCGGACAGATTCGTTACGCGAAACTGCTTTCGGCCAGAAGCCGCTGATCTGATTGACGAAAAACAGACTCGCAGTTTCGGCAGGGGAGCAGATTCGGACCGAAACTGCGCAGTTTCGGGAGCAGTTTAGGGCAGTGCGAAGTCGCATCGAGAGGGCCATCAGGCGGGCTCCTCGGGGTCGTGCAGCACCCACACCTCGGGGTTCTCGACCTCGAGCAGCGCCTCGCTCCGGGGGCATTGGAAGTGGCTCGGGAGCACCCGCACGGTGGCCGGGATGATCTCGCCGGTCTCCGGATCAATGGTCTCCTCGCCGGTGCCGAGGAGCATGTCCTGGACAACGAGATAGCCGTTCTTCGACTTGGTGTAGGGCTGCCCTAGGTCTCGGGCCTCACGCCGGTACTTGATGTAGCCTTTCATGGCGAGGACACCGATCCGCTCGCGGATGTTGTCCTTGCCGCCGAGCCCGCGCTTGTTCTCGAACTTCGACGCAAAGGCGTTGGCAGTGCAGAGCCGGCCTTCCTCCGCCTCCTCGGCGATCAGGCGCAGGATCACGTCGTGGCGGCGCGTGCGCTCGGCATCGAGCTTGCGGCCGATGTCTTTCCTGACCAGGCGCTCGCCCGTCCGGTCGAGCTCGACCCAGGCGCCGCCGCGTTTGTCGACCAGCATCGGCTCGAGGCCCGGCCCATTGCGGAGCTCGACATGCAGTTCGCGCTCGGTTTGCTCCTCATCGGGGCGGAACAGGATGGCGCCAGAGGTGTAGTAGCCGCGCAGCGCACTGGCGCCCGAGAGCGACAGGAAGGGATCGTCCTTGACCTGCTGCTTGCTGAGCTTCTTCGTGTGGTGGGCGAGGATGATGCCGGCTTCGGGGGCGACCTGGTCGCGCAGCGCCTCCACGCGGCCCTGCAGGAAGAACATCATCGCCGCGTTGTCGTTCTCCCCTTCGCCCGCGGGCCCGCCATCGAAGAGGTTGCGGATGGGGTCGATGCAGATGATGTCGGGCGGCGCGTCGGGGAATGCGGCGCGGATGGCGGCAGCGACGAGGGGAACGCCCTGCTCGTCGAGCAGCATGCGCAGCTTCGGGGTGACGACGAGGGTGTCGCGGGCGCGGGCCACAACGGCGGGGTCGAGCCGGAGCTGCTGCAGGCGCTCGCGCAGGTAGTGGTACTGGATCTCAGCCTGCAGATAGAACACGCGCAGCGGGCGCGGAGCCGTGAAGCGCAGGAAGGGTGCGCCGGCGGCGGCGTGCACCAGCAGGCTGATCAGGAAATCGGATTTGCCGACCTTCGGCGCGCCGCCGAGCACCAGCATCCCGCCCGGGGTAAGCAGGCGCGGCCCGATCAGGTCGTCCGGCATCGGCGAGGTGTCGTCCAGCAGCGCGCCCAGGGTGTGCGCGGCGATGGCGCCGGGCGGCGGGGCCGCGGCACGGAGCAGGGGCGGCCCGTTGCGGTCGACATGCAGGGCCCAGATCGCGTCGGCCTCCACCTTGAGGCGGTCCAGCGGCCAGGCCGGGCGGAGGCAGGCGGCATTGTATTGGCAGATCGCCTCCCAGCCCTCGTCGCCGGTGATACGGCCCTCGTGGACCATGCGAACGAAGTGCCCAATGGCCGCGCTGGCGCCCTGGAAGCGCGTCCATGCGTCCTGGCTGCCCTCGCGCACCGGCGTGGTCAGGACGGCATCGAGGCCGGGGCGGTTGGCGCCAGGGGCAGCGGTGGGCGCCTCAAGGCCGGGCATGGTCGGCATGGTGGCGACGGCCGCGGCGAAGTCGGGAAGCTCCACCTCGACCCTGGGGTGGTGCTCCCGGATGGTAACGCGCCGCTGCACGCCATGCTTCTGGTGGACGGTGCCAGGCACGCGGATCGGCTGGTGCGCGGAGCGGAAGTGAAGGTCGCCGCCAACCTTCTCCGCGATCTCGCCGCGCAGCGCGCAGAGGCGGGCCAGATCCTCGCCCTCGGCCGGCTCCGTCAGCCGCCACCAGGCATGCAGCTTGGCGGCACCCTCGGCGGTGCGGCCGCCGCTCTCGACCAGCAGGGTCGGCGCGCCCAGGTGGTGGACCAGATGCGCCAGCTTGGCGGCGATGTCGCCAGCGTCGAGGTCGACCACCACGGTCTGCATCTGCAGCACATGCTCGGCGCGGGCCTGGCCCTGCTCGGCGACGGTGCCGGGGATGACATAGACGGCGCTGCCCTCACGCGCGGCCCAGGTGGCATAGGCGCTGAGGGATGCGGCGGCGTGCCGATCGGCCGGCACCCAGATGTTGTGCGGCTTGGTGTCGAGGCCCTGGCCCTGGTCGACGAAGCCGCGGACGGGGATCAGCCCGTCGCAATAGCCGAACACCACGTCGAGGAAGGTGGCGATCTGCTCGATGTCCGGCGCGATGGGCCCAGCGGCCGCCGGCATCGGTTGCCCAGCACCGGGAAGTCGATCGAGGGCGACCTGCCCAGCGGTGGGAAGCTCGCTCAAGCCCTCATCCGGCAGCGGCGCGGCATCGTTGAAGTCGCCCCATGTCGTCATGCAGGCAGCGCCCAGCACCGTTTGGCCCAGGGGCAGAAGCGGCACTCGAAATGGTCGGCCTGGGCGGCAACGCGGGGCAGAAGCTCGCCGCCATCCGTCGCGGCCAGGATGCGTACGGCGCGATCGGACATGCGTTGCGCCAGGTCAGCGTTGAATGGCACCAGCTCGTGGTGCAGCTCCGCTGTGTCCTTGTTGATGGCGGTGAAGAGCGCCGGATTGTCCGCCACGCCCGGGACGCTGGCGTCCATATAGGCCTGGTAGACCGCGATCTGCGCCGCATAGATCGGCTTGGCTGCCGCGACGCCTTTACTGGACGTCTCGCGCCAGGCCTTGGCGTTCATGGTCTTGCATTCCCACAGCGCCGGGAACGCCATGCCGGGGATGGTCGGGCCGCCTGCGAAGACGCCATCGACATGGCCACGGATGCGACCACCGGCGACCGAGAAGCCGAACTGCTCGCCATGCTCGCCACCGCCGCGACGGGTGTAAAGATCGAAGCCGGCGCCCCGCAGCCAAGCGACAGCGACGTCCTCCAGCGCGTGCCCGATCCCGAAGATGCGCAGCAGCCGGCCGTCGAAGTCGGCACCCTCATCCTTTGGGGCCTGCACGAACTCGAATTGCAGCGCCCGTTCGCAGGCATGGCCGAGGCGGGAGCCGCCCAGGTAGCTGCGCGGCGGTGTCGCCTGATTGGCCTTGACCAGAGCAGCGTCGATGGCGGCATTCACATGCGTCGAGGTCTGGCTGCGGCTGTTGAAGTCGAGCATCAGAAGGGCACCTCCGCCGCCGCGGCCTGCCGGGCGATCGCCTGCATCGCCTCCTGGAAGCCGCCGACGGCGACCTCGATCAGCGTCAGCACCTGCGCCTCGCTTAGATCCTGGAAGCGGGTGTCCCAGCCGATCTCGGCCATCGTCTCCGCGACGCGGCGCATGGCGGCGCGCATCGCCGCCTTCTCCTGCTCGGTGAGGTCAACCATTGCGGATGACCTCCCCGCCAAGCGCGACCAGAAGCCCTGGCAGGCGATGCAGCAGAAGGAGACCGAGGGCCGTGGCTTCTTCCGCGGCGCCGGGTCGAACCAGCCAAAGCCACGCGCCGGGCGGGAGCAGACGGCGCAGGGCGGTTCCGGGGAGCGGGCCATCGATCATGCGGCCTGCCCCAGCGCCGCGGGCTGGGCCCTGCGCACGAGATGCTGGATGGCCTGGCGGTTGAACTTGAAGGTCAGCAGCGCCGAGGCCTGGTACCGGGTCATGCCGAGATCGGCCCGTGCCGCCGGGGGCAGATGGGTCAGCTGGCGTTCGGTCGGCGGCTCCCGCAGCCAGCGCCGGCTCTTGTGGGCGCTCTCGTCCGTCTCGTAGGCGTTCAGCCAATCGTCCGCCGCGGCCAGCGCTACCAGCCGCTCCCCGATGGACAGCAGGCGGGGCCGCTCCTCCTTCGCCCCGCCGACCGCGTGCCAGGCGCCGTTCAGGAAGAAGATGCCCGCCCAGCCGTTGAAGCCATTTGCCAGCAGGGCGGCGTCATCGCCGAACAGGTCGCACCATTGGAAGGCGGAGCGACGGAGGAGATCGATCTCCGTCATGATGAAGTCCGCCAGCGGCGCTGTCTCGCGGCCGCGCGGCTCGAAGGCGTGACCGCAGATCGGGCATTCCATCACCGCGATCGGCACCTCAGCATCGCAGGAGGGGCAGGTCTTGGTGGGCGGCTCACCTTCGCCGGGCTGGCTGTCGAGATCGACGTCCTGCTCCAGGCAGCCGTGGATCTGTGAGGAGGTGCCGAAGTCGAGCACGATGCAGTCGCGCTTGACGATGCCGGGATGCTCGGTGGGATCGACGGTGCGCAGGCCGCGGCCGACCATCTGGATCATCGTGCACTTGAACGAGCTGGGCCGCAGCAGCACGACACAGGAGGTGGGGGGATGGTCCCAACCCTCGGTGAGCACCGCGACATTCACGACGATGCGCGCCTCGCCCTTGGCATAGGCGGCCAGGACGGAACGCCGCTCGCTGTCCGGCATGTCGCCGGTCACGACGACCGTAGGGACGCCGGCCGCGTTGAAGGCGGCAGCGACGTGCTCGGCATGCGCGATGGTGGAGCAGAAGACCACGGTCTGGCGGCCGCCAGCCTTCTCCTGCCAGTGCTTCACCACCGCGTCGGTCACTGGCACGGTGTCCATGACGCGGGCGACCTCGCCCATGTCGAAGTCATCGCCGCTGCGGCGCACCGCGCGGAGCTCGTCCTGCACACCGACATCGATGATGAAGGTGCGCGGCGTCACCAGGTGCCCGGAGGCGATCAGCTCGCCGAGCCGGATCTGGTCGGCGACGTTCGAGAAGACCTGCCGCAGCCCGACCTTGTCGCCGCGGTTGGGCGTCGCCGTGACGCCGTAGATCCGGCAGCCCGGGTTCCGCTGCAGTGCCCGATCGATGATGCGGCGATAGCTGTCGGCGATGGCGTGATGCGCCTCGTCGATCACCAGCAGGTCCAGCGCCGGCATCGCCTCGAGGTTCGCCTGGCGCGTCAGCGTCGGCACCATGGCGAAGGTGACCTGGCCGCCCCAGGATTTATGGCCGGCATCCACCACCGAGGTGGAGATGTCGGGGTTCACGCGGCGGAACTTCGCCAGGTTTTGCGCTGTCAGCTCATCCCGATGGGCGAGGACGGCAGCCTTGGCGGCGCTGCTGCCGATATGCTCGCCCACCGCCGCCGACAGCATGATCGTCTTGCCGGCGCCGGTCGGGGCGACGCCGAGGGTATTCCCGTGCTGGCCGAGCGCACGAAGGCTGCGCTCGACGAAGAGCTTCTGGCGGGGGCGGAGCATCATGCTGGTGCGGCCCTCCCTCAGCGCGCCCAGGCGGGGCGATTGTCGGCTCCAGCCGCCGGCGGGGTGCGCGGCACGGCGGCAGGGAAGGCGCCCTGCGTCGGGGCCGCGGGCGGCGGAGCATAGGTCTGCGCCGGCGGCGCGTAGGCGGGCCCGGGCGCGCCCGCGTGCGGCCCCATCGCCGTGGCATAGGCCCGGTGGTCCGGCGTGACCGCCATGCGGATTTCGTTCTTCGGCTCGCCGTTGGCGTCAGTGCCGGTATCGATCTTGGCGAGGAACTCCAGCCCCTCGAGGTCCGCGAAGCCGCCAATGCGGCGCGCGGCCTGGGCCTGCGGCGAGGCGTCCTTATCGGAGATCCCGCGGGCGGAGTTCAGCATGCCGCGCACAAAGCTGCGGCCCATATTCCCCCAGTCCGGGCCTTTCGGGCTGTAGAGGCCGACCAGCGTGAAGATCTTCCGCTTCGCGTAGGGGCCCTCCAGCACGGTGAACTCGCCGTTCAGATAGACGGCGCCGGTGCTGCCGCGCGTGGCGTAGCCGCCCGTCCAGCCTTGGCTCGGATCGTCGAAGCCGCCGGGGCGGATCGTCAGGCGCACCTTCGCGATGGTGCCCTTGGGAATCAGGTTCGGGTTCTGCGAGGCGTCGTTGTAGTCATTCCAGGAAGCCATGCGGGATCTCCTCGGATCAGGTGTTCGGGGTGTCGGAGGGTGCGGCCAGCGCGAGCGGCGGCGGAGGCAGTGCGAGACGTTCAGCGACGGGGCGCGCAGGGCCGCGGATCTTCTCGAACAGCCGGCCGAGATGCGGCTCCTCGACCAGGTCGAGCCGGCCGCTGCGATCCTTCGCGGGATAGCCCCAGGGATTCAGCGTCTGGCAGATCAGCGCGCGGCGGAGCGCGCCGGCTTCATCCTTGATCGCCGCCAGCGTGAGCACCTCATCGACGATGCCGGGCAGCTCGAGGCCGGTCTTGCTGCCGTCGATCTGGGGCACGAAGACCTTGCGATTGAAGTCGTCGAGCTTCTCGTCGAGGATCCCGACGAAGATGATGTTCTTGCCGCGCGTGTGCTGCAGATGCGTCAGCCAGGCGATCATCTCGCGCCCGTGCAGACCGTAGGCGCCGCGGATGTCGGGCTTGCCTGTTTTCTCGGCGAAGGCCTCGGGCTGGCCGCGGCACCACTGGAAGCAGAGGCGGCCCGCGACGGTGATGCTGTCGATGAACACCGTCTCGTAGCGGGTGAGCAGGGCGGGATCGCCGAACTGCTCGCAGACGGCGGCGTAATGCGCCGGGGAATAGGGCTGGTCATCACGCAGCGCCGGGTTCGGGCCGCCGATGAAGGCAGCGAAGTCACGGCATTCCTGCCAGGTGCGCGGGCGGATCGTATCGCCGCCCCAGCCCTCGACCGCGAGGTCGCCGGCCTCCAGGTCCATGAACAGCGTGGTGCTGGCGAGCAGGGTCCAGAGCAGACTGGTCTTGCCTTGGCCGCTGCCCCCGAAGATGCAGGCCTTGACGCCACGCGGCTCGGCCTGCCGCTCGTCGGCGGTGATGATCCGGAAGCCGCGCCCCGGCGGCTGCGTGAAGGGCGCGCTCATTCGGCGACATCCACCATACGGGCGGCGGCGGCCGTCGCGTTGACGGCACCGACGGCACCGGCGCGGCGCGCCAGGTCGTGGATCTGCCGCAGTGCGTCGGCCTTGCGATGCAGCGCGACCGACTGGCGGAACAGCGCCTCGGCGGCGAAGGCCACGTCGTCCACCGTTGCCTGCGCGACCGGCTTGGTGATGACCGGGCTGCCGCCCGGGCCGGTCGGCACCTCGATGATGTCTGGCAGCATCTTGAGCCAAAGCTTCTCACGCAGATGGTCCAGCGGGGTCCGCGGCGTCATGCCGTTCTCCTGGTTGTGGGCGGTGGGGTGGGTGCTGGGCGCGGTGCCCGCGTGGGTCACGGAAGCCGTCACGCGGCGACGCTCGTCGGCTTGGCCGCCGCCAGGACCGAGGCCAGCGTGCCGGCGCGGCTGCGCGCGCGGGGCCGGGCGATGGCGAGGTAGGTGAAGTCGCTTTCGCCCATGCGGCGCTGGACGAGGTGCACCAGCCCGTCCTCGGCCAACTGCAGGGCGCGTTCGGCGACGCGCAGCAGGGCGCGACGCTCGGCATCCGGCACCGTCGAGGTGAGCGGCGAGGCGTCGACCGCCAGGAAGCCGCGGTGATAGACGATGCGGTCACCAGGCACGGCGGAGCCGTACCAGGTGCAGAACATCGTCTCGGTGAGCGGCGGCTCCGCGATGCGGAAGCCAATGATCGTGCTGTCCATGTTGAGTATTACCCAGCCTCCCGCAAATCCGTCTCACGCCGCCGCCGGGATGCCGGCGACGAGCAGGCGGAGCCGCAGCTCGCGCAGGTGGCGGTAAAGGGTGGCGCGCGATGTCGGGCTGGCCTTGGCCAGTTCGTGCGGAGAGCGCTCGGTCAATTCGGCGCAGAGGGGGAGGGTCTCGGCCGGCAGCGTGCCCAGCGCGCGATCGAGATCGATGCGGCGCTCCACCGCCGCGAAGGCGTCGGTCGGTTGGCCAAGCCAGGCGCCATAGCCGTCCGCCTCGGCGACGCTGTCGCCGATGGTCAGGCCCTGGCCGCCGGGCTGCGGGTCATCCAGCGAGATCGGCGCCATGGTGGCGCGGCCGCGCAGGATGCGCTCGGTGAGGCGGATGGCGCGGTGGTCGAAGCAGGCGGCGGCGAAGGCGCCGAGGTCGCCGCGAGCCGGATCGAAGCCCTTCAGCCGGGCAAAGAGGTCCGTCAGCAGATCCTGGCGGAGATCTTCTTGCTCATGGCGGGGGATCCGGCAGGTGCGGATGATGCGCAGGGCGACACGGTCGGCGCTACGCTGCAGGGCATTGGTTTCGGGGCGGGTGGGGGTGAAGGGCATCGGCTGGTCCTGTCCATCGGGTGGCGATGGGGACAGCCTCGTGGACGGCGCGCGTCCTGGCCTTTCGGCAGTCTATCGGTTCCTATCGGTAGTCTATCGGCCAAGCTGGCGGGGGCAGCGAATGCTCAGTCGACGAATACCCTGCGCTTCTCGATCGTCAGCGCGTAGCCGCCCTGCCGGTCATTGCGAACCATCTGCCCTTCGCTGTCCGCGGAGGTACCCGCAGCGGTACGGAGGGCTGCGCGAATGCGGCTGATCGACACCGCGACCTGCTCCTGCTGTGGCTGCCGGTCTTGATCCTTGCTCTTGGCGAGTTCCTCAAGGAGTGCGTCAGCCGGCACGATTCCGCGGTCGGTGCTTGCCTCGCGCGCCAGGGCAATGAGCACACGGAAATGCCGCGGTTCCAGGTCAAGCGCCTTGCGATGGAAGAGTGCCGTGCCCGCGTGCTCGTCGATCTCGAGGGCATCAGGCGGGCGCTGCTCTGGAATTCCCGCGCCCGCCAAGCGCAAGGCCAAAGGCACGACGGCCTCTTCGTCCAGCAGCCCTATCGCGGCGACGACCGGGATTCCTTCCAACTCCAGCCGTCGGCCAACATCGAGTGCTAGATCGCGCGCCACAGGTGTCACAATGACCGGCCGTATCCCGCTGCTTCGCCCCTTCAACGCCAGGGCTATGTCTAGGGCATTGGCGTTGCCAAAAAGCCGAACGAGATAGAAGGCCCTGCGATGGACGTCGCCAGGCGGGCGACCGAGGTGAAGGACGCGGTTGGAGAGCCTCTCGAGTGGCGGGCCTACCAAGCCTGTGGCGCGACGCATCTGAGCACCCACTACGCCAAAGTCGATGTCGAGCCAGCGATGCCCACCCGAGGTGATACCTTCGATAACGAGTTCGCCGTTGTCGCCGAAGCCGGTACGGCAGAGATCGAGGTCATCTTCTGGCCGCCGATACCGCAGCATGCCCGCCTGCCGAAAGGCCGTGAACGCGTCTCCAAACGGCGCTAGTTCGGCTTCCGGCAGGGCACGGATCGGATGCCGGTCAAGCTGCCGAAGCAACAGCCGGGAGAGCTGGAGGTGACTGGACAAAGCCGTTCTCGCGCAGATGCTGGAAGATACGTGCCTCAAACATGTGGTCGCGGAAGCTGGCCACATTATTCGGGCGAATGGTCACGAGGACATCGCGCTTCCGGCCATCGACCTCGAAGCGGAGCAACAGCTTGATTGTCTCGATCCGCAGCACGCCAAGATCGATGTCTGGCACCATCTCATAGAGCCGCGCCAGCGCATTCTCCGTGTCGCGCATGCTGAGCGACCACGGCGAGCCGCCGCGCCCGGTATGTCCCTCCTCTGCCTCGTCGACATCGACCTGCTTTACAAAGACCTCCTTCAGGTCCTCGTCCCAATCATTCTTAAATTTCCACGGCGCACCGCCAGACCGAATGGGCGCAAGCGTGTAAAGCCGATCGCTGCCTGGTCCGGCGAAGAAGTCAGGATCGGCAAGAAGGTGGGTGGCGAACAGCCGCACCAGCTCGCGGCGTTCGACAAGGCTTCGCGCATTGACCTTGATGTGCCCTGTCCTTGGATCAAAGCTGATGGCGTCCAGCGTCATCTCGCGGATGGTTCTGACCTTCTGCTCGCCTTCCTCCTCGACGGTGGTGGTCACGGCGTTCATGCCGTGCTCGATCAGGACGTTGATGAGGCCCGCTTCGGGGTACCAGTGGATATCGCAGATCCGTCCCAGGTACCGTTTTGCGAAGAATACCGAGCATGCCGCCTTGAAGGCGCCCTGGGCCGCGGCATTCTCGTTCAGCACAACGACGCCGCGGCGGGCCCCCACGAGACGCAGTGGAGAGGCGGCGAAGAAAGCCTGGCGGTGAACCGCGCGCTCAAAGATGCCGGGGTGGCGAAGGTAGGCCCGAAGCGCGAGATGCCGCGGTGTCAGATGCTTGCCGTCGCCCGGCGCAGCGAGTTCGCTCTCCGGGACGAGCGCAACCCCTTTCTCGTCCGCAATCTCCTGCAGGGCACGCGCGCCATTCGGAGTGGACAGGGTCAGGATGCAATGCAAAGCATCCAGGAGCGCATCGGGAAAATCTTCGCCGCCATCCTTGAACAGGATGAAGAGCGCATCTCTCCGCTCAGCCTCGTCGGCTGGTAGAGTAGTCCAATCGAACTTCAGTTCGGCGGCATACGGCGCCAGAAGCTCCTGGAGCAGATCGAGATCTACTGTGCGCATGAATGCGCGATTTACAAAGTTCCTGACATTCTTCGCCAACCTGGACTCCGCGCAATGTGTTCGCCATGCGTTCTATCAACCCAGGCGTGCGCCTGTCGAATCGATTCTGCACTCGGTGAGACGGATTCCCGCGTGCCTGGGTAAATGGTGGGGGTGGCAAGCGAACCCCTCCGCCCTGCGGCCAATCCCCACCACCCGCCGCACCTCCGCGAGGTCTGCGGCATCCTCGCCGCCGGCCTTCTGCGGCTGCGCAGCCGCGCTGCCGAGGAAGCTGCGCGCGAGGCGGCGGACCAGGGAGAGCGGTTACTACCCTTTTCGGCGCCCCAGCGCCTGCATGCGAACCGGACCAACCGGAGACCCGCATGACACGCGCTACCAAACCCAAAGCCGGCACCCCGCCGGTGCCAACCATCCCCGCCATCCCACCAGCCGACGTGCTGGGCCGGCTCGCGGCCCTGAAGATCGCCGACACGCCGGACCTGAAGCAGCAGTGGCGGGAGCTCTTCGCGGCCGAACCGCCGCCCTACAACCGGCGCTTCCTAGAAAGCCGCCTGGCCTACCGGATCCAGGAACTGGCCTATGGCGGCCTGAAGCCCGAGACCATCCAGCGCCTCGAGGCGCTGGGCGAGCAGCTTGACGGCGGCAACCCCGTCCTGCGGCGCATCCGCGGTGACGACAAGCCGATTACCGGCACGCGCCTCATCCGCGAGTATCAAGGCGTCGAGCACAGCGTGACGGTCCTGCACGACGGCTACGAATATCAGGGCCGTCCCTACCAGTCGCTCTCCTCCATCGCACGCGCCATCACCGGCACGCGCTGGAATGGTTGGCTGTTCTTTGGCCTGAAGAACCGGAGGGCCGCGGCATGAAGCGCAAACCCGCCGCCGACGCCGCGATGCCGGCCACGGTCAGGAAGATCCGCGCCGCGGTTTACACGCGCAAGTCGAGCGAGGAAGGGCTCGACATGGAGTTCAACTCCCTCGATGCCCAGCGCGAGGCCTGCGAAGCTTACATCACCAGCCAGCGGTCGGAGGGATGGGTGCTGATCCGCGATCGCTACGACGATGGCGGTGTGTCCGGCGGCACGCTGGAACGGCCGGCGCTGCGGCGGCTCCTGGCGGACATTGAGCGCGGCCTCATCGACGTGGTGGTGGTCTACAAGATCGACCGGCTGTCGCGCGCACTGATGGATTTCGCCAAGCTGGTGGAGGTGTTCGACGCGAACAGCGTGACCTTTGTCTCTGTCACGCAGTCGTTCAACACGACCACCAGCATGGGGCGGCTGACGCTGAACATCCTCCTCAGCTTCGCGCAGTTCGAGCGGGAGGTCATTGGCGAGCGCATCCGCGACAAGGTGGCGGCGTCACGCGCGCGCGGGATCTGGATGGGCGGCTTCGTGCCTCTCGGCTACGACGCGCGCGATCGCAAGCTGGTGGTAAACGACGCCGAGGCGGCGCTGGTGCGCCGCATCTTCGAGGGGTTCGTGGAAACGGAATCCGGCACGAAGCTGGTGCAGAAGCTGCGCGCCGAGGGCGCCACCACGAAGCGCGGCCGCGCCTTCACCAAGAGCGACGTCTACCGGGTGCTGAGCAACCGGACCTTTCTCGGCGAGGCGACGCACAAGGGGAAGTCGCACCCCGGCGAGCATGCTGCCATCGTGCCACAGGCCATGTGGGACGCGGCGCACGCTTTGCTGGCGATCAGTCCGAAGACACGCGCCAACCGCACGCGCTGCCAGACACCCTCGCTGCTGCGCGGGCTGATCTTCGGGAGCGATGGCCGCGCCATGTCGCCCACTCACGCGCGGGGGCGCCGCGGCCAGCAGTACCGCTACTATGTCAGCCAGTCCGTGTTGAAGGGCAGCGCCGCGGACGGGCCGGCCATCGCGCGTATTTCCGCTGCGGAGATTGAGGGCGCGGTCATCGGGCAGGTCCGGGGGCTGCTGCGCCAGCCGGAGGTGGTGTTGGGCGCATGGCGCGCAGCGCGGGCCTCGGCGCCGGATATGACGGAGGACGAGGCGCGCCTGGCGCTGGAGCGGCTGGATCCGCTGTGGGAGGAACTCTTCCCTGCGGAGCAGGCGCGCATCATCCGTCTCCTGGTCGACCGGGTGGACATCGGACCTGGGGGTGCCGACGTGCGGCTGAAGCTGGAGGGGCTGGCCAGCCTGGCGCGGGACCTCGCGGCGCCGCCGGCCGAAGCGGCGAGGGCAGCGGCATGACCGGCGCCGCGCAGATGCTGACTGTCCGGGTGCCGCTGGTGGTCCGGAAGCCGCGGGGCGGGCGGAAGCTGATGATCGCGCCTGCCAGTACCACGAACCGGGGGGCCTCGGCTGGGGACACCACGTTGATGAAGGCGGTGGCCCGGGCGTTCCGGTGGCGGCGGATGATGGAGGCGGGACGCTTCGCCACCATCAACGAACTGGCGGCAGCCGAGAAGATCAACTCCTCCTACGTCTCGCGCCTCCTCCGGCTCACGCTGCTGGCGCCGGGCCTCGTTGAGGCGATCCTGGATGGGCGGCAGTCCGAAGGGATGACGCTGCCGGGGCTGATGGAGCCGTTTCCGGTGGAGTGGGAGCAGCAGAGACGCCGTTTTTGA